ACCCACGAGGGTGATGACCGAGCCGTCGTCTGTGTAGTCCTGCTTGAAGGACTCGGACTCGTAGGTGTCCTTGTCCTCGACACCGAAGACCAGGGTGCCGCCACCAGCCCCGTCCGGGACGGTGGCGCGCAGGTACGTGTAGACGCCAGGGTAGGCGTCCGACAGTGCGTCACGTGCGCGGTCCTGCGTGGCCTCGAGGCTGCCGTCGACACTCTTGAGTGTCACGGTCCGCACGGACTTCGCCGGGGTCGGGCACGCTGCACCGAGCGCGGCCGTGTGGTCATGCATGGCCTGGATGTGCTCAGCGTCCGACGCGCTGTTACGCGCACCAGCCTTCACACCCTTGGATGCCAGCACGAGGGCCTCACGGTTGGAAGGCACCGACACGAACGCCCCGTTCAGGAGCTCACGAGTGATCGTCGCCTTGCCACCCTTGTGGCTGGACTTCTCCGTCATGAACGCCACACTCGTGGTGTTGATGTGCCCCTCGTTGACCAGGGTGCGGACCTCCTGCGCCCGCGCCAGGGAGGAGTACGTCCCAGACACCACAAGCTCACCGGCGTCATTCAGCGACGGCACACCAGAGCCCACCGTCGACGCCACAGACATGCCGTGGTCCGCGTCAAAGGTGATCCGATCCGGCAGCGGTGTCTTCCACTCGCCGGGGAGCAGGGTCTCGCCGTCGCGGTCTTCGGTGGGCGCGGACAGGATCACGTCGAAGCTGCCTGGGAAGGCGTCGTCCGTGTTGGTGATCGTGGCGTCCTTGCGAACGATGTTCATGGTGGCTCCTTAGCGTGGCGTGCCTATGCGGTTGCATGTGCGACTGATAGACTCAGCGCATGGTGAGAGAGCGAATGGAGAACCGGGTGATCCGCGTCCGCGGGTCGTTGTGGAAAGCCGCGAAAGCCAGAGCGGACGAGCGAGGCGAGACGGTCAGTGAGGCCGTCCGTAGATTCTTGGAGAGGTACGTGCGATGAGTAAGCGTGCGCCCGCTTGGATGAGCAAACACCCCTGTACGGCTTGCGGCACGGGCTACGGAATCTGCGGCGAAGGCGCGCTGCACAGTCTCATGTGTTGCAAGGACTGTCAGCACCCGACGCGATGGGCCGACAATCCCTGGACGTCGGCAGACGTTCTCGAGATGTGGGAGGGCAAAGAGATGCCCCAGATGGTCAAGGACGGGCTGCAACAGATCCTTGCCAGAGAGAACCCCAGGACCGAACCCGCCGTCCCGTCGCCGTTGGAGTGGCACCCGGCCTACGCGGACAAGACCTACCTGCTCGACTGGCTCAACGAGGTCGGCACCTACGCCAAGATGTGGGACATCCAACTGGCGATCGCACCCCGGTTCAACTTCGCCTCGTTCGCCTCGTACACCGAGACAGAGCAGCCCACAATCACAGCGCCGTCCTTCAAGACCATTGTTCTCCATCGCCAGAGGTGTTGGGGCCCTGCGCCATACGTCGGTGAGCCGTTCGTCTACATGTGGAACGCATCCGTGGACGAACTCGGCCGTGGCATCGCCGGTGAGTCCCGCATCGAATACCTGCCCGAGCGGAGGATCTGAAACTGCGCTCAGTCGGTTGAGAACTGAAGGTCGCACAGGCAACCCGCCACCTCGTCGGCACCGCCGGAGAAATCTCCCGGGCCGTCCATCCCATTACTGAAGGTCTCGCCGAGCGCAACCGTCTCACCGTCCATCGCTGAGTGCAGCGACCGCGGGTTCCCTGACGTGACAACCCACGTCTTCGTCTTCGCACCCGACTGCCGGGCAGCGACCTGCGAAGCCAACCCGCCAACGACAGCGACAGCGGTCAAGGCGATCTGGTTCGACCGTGCCGCAACCTCGCCATCGAATAGGGAGTCGATCGTGTCCGCTGGGTCCTCGTCGTCGGCGGCGTTCTCAAGTGCTGCCGTGATCTGATCCGCCGTCGTCGCGTTGATCCGCTTCGCCGTCGCCTTCGAGTTCGCTGCCAGCCAGTCCGCGATGTCCGCGCCGTCGTAGGTCCCGCCAAGGTCAGCAGCAACCTTCGCGCCGATGGCCTTGGCCGTCGCAGTGGACAGCGAGCCCATGATCGTGGCCAGGTCGCCATCCCACGACGCGGGCAGGGCATACGCCTTCTTGGACACGCCAGCCTTCACTGCCGCGCGCTGCCGGGTGAAGAACTTGTCGAGCTCCACCTGATGCCCAGCGACCAGCCCGGAGCGGATGTCCTTCGTCGTCGCCTTCAAGCGTGGCGGACGAGCGCCGCCACGGCGCGTGATCGCCTTCCCAGCCGGGTCATTGGCTGCCGCTGCCACAGCACCGGCCGCTGTTGCGTCCGCCTCAGCGGTCATGTCAGCGGTCGGGTTGGTCGACTCCGTGATCGACACGCGCCGCATCGGGGTGCCCAACTCCTGCAACGCCGCATTGGCGTAGAGCTTCGCCGCGACCGCGCCAGCGTCAGGCAGGTCGAACATCGGGCGCGCCTCGGAAGGCATCATTACGCCCTTCTCGATCAGGTTGCCAACCGACGTCGCCCGGATCTCGAAGTCGCCGCGCAGCACCTCGTCGAGAGAGAATGTGGCCTTGCGCTCGCCGATCGAGTAGCCAAACTCAGGGCGCAACGAGAAGTCGATGACCGACTCCCAGTCCTCAAGGCGCGGCGCCATGGTGTCGCGGTACATCGAGCGCATCTGCTCGGTGATGTTGCTGAAGGTCGCGTGGTCGAGAATGTGAACGACAGGCGGGGGCACGTCGAAGACCATGCAACCCTCTTGGTTGTCCAGTTTGCGCGCCTCGATGTACTGCATCTCCACGGCGGTCAGCTGGACGACAACGGCGTCCATGCCCTCCTCGAGGATCATGGTGCCGCCCGCGTTGTCCGCGCCCGCGTGACGGGCGTCAGCGGACGCCCTGAGTCGGTCCTGCGCGCCTTGGGTCAGTTCGCCCGGGTGCTTCAGGAACATTCCCGGTCGTGCGCCCTTGACCCAGAACGACTGCATGGCGCGGCGAGCCGCGTCCTCGTTCAGGAGCGTAGTCCGCAACGGTTCGAGCCGGGACAGGCCGCGCATGAGCGAGTCGGGGTTGTACCGCAGGAACGCGACCACATCCTCAGCCGGAGCGTGCAGGATCCCAGCCGACGCGACGCCGAGGGTGAAAATGAACTCCACTGCGCCGAACGAGTTGCGGTGCACCGCAGTCCGCGACGGGTGCATGGGCAGCACGCTGACGACCTCACCAGTCAGGCGGGTGCCGTGCTCAGTCTCGACCGATGGGCCGTTCGGGTCGCGGACCTTGTACCAGAATGACTCGCCGTAAATCTCGTAGGTGCTGAACGTCCAGCGGTAGAAGTTGAACGGGGACATCACAGTGCACGGGTCGGCCATCAGCCGGGCGAAGGGCGAGGTCATGTCTTGGACCTTGCCCGTCTTTGGGGTGTTGTCCCAAACCTTGATCGTCAGCCGGGCAGCACTGTTGGCGATCTTGTCCACGAGCGTCGCCACGATGGGTTGCGCACGGTACAGCGCCGCATAGGTGGCGAACTTGCCCGACAACTCAAGGCCCTGAGTGGCGTAGAAGTAGCCGTTAGACAGGCTAGGGACCGTCTCACCAAGGGCCTGCGGTGCGAAGTCGAGGGTCGTGCCGTTGCTGACGATCACGGCCTGCCTCCTGGGTTCTGCATGTAGGCGATCCGGGCGCGCGGCAGGTACAGGTCGCCGTCGACCTGCTCGCGACTCTTCTCGTCAATGGCGAACGCGCCGACGAGCTTCACGCTGTTGTCGTCCGCGTCGGCCAAGAGCCCGTCGAAGGTCTCCCCTGAGGTCAGGGTGACGATGAACCTCTGAAGGTGGACCTGACGTAGGAGTCGGTCACGACGATTCACGAAAGACTCCTTTGATCAGACGACCGCGAGGTCTTCGGTTTCGTACTTGCTCACGAACGGTTTGTCGACCGGACGACCGAGCAGCCACACTGCGCCGTTCGCGGCGATCAGTGGGGCGATGTCAGTAGGCGAGTGCCGCCGATCCCAGAGCCACCCATCACCAGACGGCTTGGTCACCGCAGTCGCCGCTGCCACGTCGAGGACGGGCTGGGGAAGATGGTCGAAACCGTTGTCGCGCACGATGTCGTAGAACGCGCCCATCCCCGCAGGAAGGTCTGCACCCTGCCAGTCGATAATCGGCACGCCCGCCGCCGCGAGGTCAATCAGCAACCCGGACACTGGAGCGCCGCGAGTCTGACCCGTCACGGCCTCGATCAGATCGACGCGCTTCGGATCCTGCAACCACGACAGCACCCACTCGACACCAGCACGCGAGGCGACGATCTCGACCTGCGGGCGGCCACGATCGTTGATCCCAGCAAACGAAACATGCGCGCGGGACCGGTCGTGCGACACGTCAATGCCCGCCTTGACCTTGCCGACGATGGCCGGCAGGGCAGGAGGTCGGACCGTGCCTGCCTCCCAAGTGCCGGGAGGGAACGGACCCTCAAGGGAACCATCCGACCACTGGCATAGGACCTCTGTGCGGTAGACCCACTCAGGATCCGTGCGCCGTGCGCCACTGATCGCCCGGTCAGTGATCGTGTGACCCTGAGCCGGGTTCGCCTGTGAGATCCCATCAGGGTCATCAAGTGCGCAGCCAGGAGGTGCAGACCACTCGAAGATGCCAAGCGAGTCGTCATCCTCAAGCGCGTCAGCTACCTCGGTATCCTCCGGCGCCGCATCGGTCACGTCCTGCAAACCGTCCGGGTCGCCGAGTGCGACGTGGGCGATCTTACGTAGGAACCGCAACACGATCGACGCCGCATCGCCAGCGTTCGACGCAGCCCAGACCTGAGCGTGAGCGCGGGCCAAGGTCGTCTTTGTGACCGCGCCCCACGCATCCCAGGACTGATGCTCACGCAATTCGTCCATGAGGACCAAGC